CTAATGCTTGTACTGCGGCGCCTCCAGCCGCTATACCTGCAAAGAATCCACCAATACCAGCACCAACTGCCGCTAAACTTAATCCTTTACCAATACCACCCATAAGTGTGGAAAGAAAATCTAAACCAATACCTTTTAATCCACCAGCACCACCTGCAGCGGCAGGAGAACCACCAGAAGAACTTGGTGTTGGTGTTTTTGTTTTTTCTTTTGAAAACTTCGACTCATACTCCTGTTCTCTAGCTGCAGAATTTTTCCAAAACATATCAGAACTTTTTGTTGCTTTACCACCTTGCAACTTGACTAATTTCATAATGTTTAATTTTGTCAAATTCGAATCTCTTGCCATCATTGGCAACACCATTGTATTTTTTGCAGTCAATCTTGTATTAACAGCAATATCTACTAATTGTGATTCCAAAGCACCAGTATCTAAACTAGGTGAAGTTAATTTGGAAGACATGGTGTTTGATTTTGGTGTCGCACTATACGCTTTGAATAAAGACGGCAACATTGCAGCCATCAATCCTTTTTGATTGAACATCTGTCTTGGATCGATTTTTTCAAGTGCGGCTTTACCCAAAGTGGAACCTAATCCACCACCACTTCTTTTTTCTGATTTGTATATGTCTGCTAGTCTACTCATTAGTGTTTTACTCTCTGTTGAGCTTTAAGTTTTTCATTCTCTACTTCTAGATATTTAACCAACAATGAAATGTAAATATCTCTTTCCCAAGGAATCATCATATCCAATTCCGTCAAACTATATTTGTGATGTTGCATAAGTGCAAAGTTAGTTTGATAGTAGTTACCGAGGGACTCATAATTTAGAATTACCCGAAAAAATTTTGGATGCCTTCAATCGTAGTTTTTTCTTCGTAACCACATTTCTTACATTTGAACTCTACATCTTTAGAAATCTTTGGCATAGTTTCGAAAAACTTTTGAATTTTTGCTATGTCTGATTGTTGCATAGTTTCAATGAAATCTGTTAATTCTTGTTCAGTTGAATCTTTGGCATAATATATTTTTTCTTCATCAAAAATGTAATCAATACAAGCAACAATCAATTGCAATAAATCACTTTCGGATTGAATGTTCAATTTACTAATAACATCAAAACTTGGATACTTCATCACTATGCCTAGTTTATCAGTAAGCATAATTTTGTTTGAATGTTCTTCGTTTTTTGTTGGTTTAATATCCATTAGATTGATATCTAATTTTATTTTACCAGCACATTGAACATCTTCATCTTTATCATTTTTAACTAAATTATTACACACATAATTCAATTCTACTTTTTCACCAACTGACCGAGCTCTAAGATTTAAGAATAGATTTTCTAAGTCAAAAAATGGTAACTTAGAAACATCTGTATCATCAACTACACAATTTGATAATACTTGTTTGATTGAATTGATAACTTCTTTTGAATCTTCTGACTGTGCAGCCATTAAAAAGATTTTTTGTTCTTTGACCAAAAACGGACGAAACTTAATTGTTTTGCCTGTTGAAATTAATGTAGTTTCATAAATTGGTATGTCTAACTTTGGTAACATAATATCCTCGCTTTGTTAAAATAAATTAAGTTAATGCTTTACCAAAAGGTGATATCTTAGCAAGACCAACTCCAAATAGAGCGGCCGCAGCTGCAGCGATATCGTAACTTCCGGTATATACTGGTTTGTATTTCTGATAAGCAAATTGCACTTGTAATCTATGAAAATTATCATCAGACCAACTTAATGCCTGTGATGATATTCCAATTGGAAATGCATCCATCAATTCAACTGCATATATTTGCTTAATAAAATCATCATACTGAATCACCTTAATTGGTGTCATGTATCTTGTTGCTTCGTCTTTTGGAAATCTAACATTGTTTGTATCAGAAGGATTAATAGCTTCTAACCATCTATCAAACAATTTTCTTTCCCAAAATTCATTTGTACATATAAAAGTCAAAGTTATAGTGCCATCACCATATTGTGTCTGATAAGGAACTTTATATGCTGGACCATACACTTTGGCATCTTGTGTCATTATTGTTCTACCAGGCAATTCTGCAGCTTCACATTGCAAAGCAAGATATCGTGATAGTGTAGAATTTGCACCAATTGGAGATTGACCCATTGCACTACCAATTGTGTCTGTTATTGTGCCAAAAATTGCATTTGGTAAATTGAATAATCCCTCAAGGGCAGTAGTAGACATAAACTTTGCAATATATAACGGCAATGGAATAACAACTTCAAATCTAGATGGTTTTGCAGGACCATCCTTTGAACGCATATGCGCCAAAAATAAATTTGGGGAGAATGACATTAGAATTTTTTCCTTGAATCTGCGTAAACTTTACTAGTAGTGGCACCAACAAATGTTTCAACAGGTAACATTGCGGCAATGTCCCATTCATCTGCTGATATTTCTAAAAATCTTGATTGTATATGTGTGAACAAATATCTTTTAATGCATGGTGTAGCTTCAAACGCTTTTGATGCACCAGCAAGGTAACTGTAACTTACTCTTAGTTTTGTTTTTGAATCAAAATTGTTATTTGTTGCAGTCTCACTCAGTTTGTCTAAAAGAATCAACCTTTGTTTTGGGTGAATATAGTGTAAATTCAAACCTAAGAATCCGTCTTTATATGATTCAATAGGAATCACTAGTGGGAATCTGTCATAGTAAGGCAATGAATCTTTTGTCTTTGGATCATAAAAGTAAAAATACATTTTACCTATTGTTGAATTCGACTTCAATCTATCTCTGTCTGCCATCAATGCTCTTGATGTAGGAGTCAATTCTTTCACTTTGGCACGAAGCCAATTCCGTGCATTATTTGTGCCTGTTGAATATCCTTCTTTTGCAAGAGATTGTTTAATTCTGTCGATTAGTTTTGCCATTATCTATTTATCTCAAATGCCTATGTCTTTTTCAGTTAACACTTTGAATTGCCAACCATGTTCTTTACAGAATAAGTCTGCAGCCCGCCATTTCTCTTGGTTGACTGCATAAGTTGCCGCTTCTTGTAAGTATCTTTTTGTCTTTCTTTTCTGCACAGGTTTTACTGTCTGTTTCTGTGGTTTTATCTCAATAACAACAGTAGATTCTGTGCCATTCTTTTGTTTCAATCTGACAATAAAATCTGGAAAGTATCTGTGCATTTTTTGGTCGATAGGTGACTTATATCTGATAATGAGCTCTTCGGATGCCCACCAGATAACACTTGGATTCTCATCTAACCATTTCATCACCCTAAGTTCCCATGAGGAACGGTAAACGACATTCTCAGAGTCGCCTTTGTATTTGCTTCGATGTTTTGGGGTAAACCACCCTTTATATGACATAAATAATCTCCATATGTATGATAAATATATCTAGTTAACCTATAGGACAATAAATGGCAGGACTATTAAGCTTCCTCTCAGACATTAAAGTAAGACCACCAGAAATTGCTGGACCATTAGCTCAGTTATTACAGAGTCAGTACGAGCTTAAAAATTTGAAATATCCGTCAGATTTGGGTGCGAATGATAAAGGCCATTATTTGGTAATAAACATTAATGTACAAAAATCAACTCAATTTAAAAGTGATATCAATGTTGGTGCGGCTGCAAGAAGATTTGATACCGGACCGGGCGGAGCTGGTGTTAACAGTCTTTTAAGGACAGTATCAAATGCCGCAGATACAGTTGCAGCATTTGCAGCATCAGTTAAAGGAACTATTGAAGGACAAATTAATAAACTTGGTGTACCAACAGACACAAGTGGAACCGTTGTTGGTACAACTACTAGTGCTATTGGTGCATCATTAACTGGTATAACAAAAAATATAGGTGATGGTGTTAGAGCAACATCACAGATAAGCACAGTTATATATCTGTATATGCCAGACACATTAAATTTTGACCAAAATCAAAAATATGAAAATCCATCACTAGCTGGTCTTGCAAGTGGTATTGCTTCAGCAGGACAATCTGTTGCCGATGTAATGACTTCAGGTGGTTCTACTGATGAGAAGATAAGCAAAGGCGTTTCAAATCTTACACCATTTGCGGCAAAGGCATTTCTAAGCACCTTTGGTGGAAAAATGGGAGATGTTTTATTTACAGCGGGAACAGGGTTAGTTCAGAACCCATTGATGGAAGTTTTATATACACAACCAGAATTCAGAACATTTAGATTTGATTTTATGTTTTATCCAAGAACAGAAGCCGAATCTAAAGAAGTTCAAAAGATAATTAGTGAGTTAAGATTTCATCAAGCGCCTGAAGGATTAGCTTCTTCAAATGGTTTCTTCTTGGTGCCGCCTTCAGAGTTTAACATTTCTTTCTACTACAACGGACAAGAAAATCCAAATATTCCAAAAATAGGAATTTGTGTTTTACAACAATTGAATATCAACTATGCACCTAGTGGATTTTCTGCATATGAAGTTCCTGGACAATCAGCAACATTAGGTGGTACAGGTATGCCAGTTGCAATTCAAATCAGTATGCAGTTTATGGAAACAGAAATCAAAACAAAATCATCTTTTAATGAAGAAGACAAAATGAATGGTTTGCCACACAGGTCTAGTTCAATTGAACTCAGAACTCAATCAGAAATACAAGCTAGTGCAGATTTGAATACCATGGGTAAAGAACCTCAATAACTATGTCAAACTATTTTAATTTTTTTCCTAAAGTTTTATATACAACAGATTCTAAAACAGGTGATGTTGTTAAAAATGTGACAGCAAGATTTAATTTTGAAGAAAAATTCAAAAATAACACCGCTGTTTGCTACGAATACGATATACAAGATAGTGATACACCTGAAATTATCGCTGCAAAAATGTATAATGATCCAGAAAAACATTGGATTGTTTTATTGTTTAATGACATTTTTGATCCACAATTTGATTGGCCAATGGATTATAGAACACTTATTAGTTTTATGAATGAAAAATTTAAAGAAGAAGCAAACACAAATCAATCTGGTTTAAGTTGGGCACAATCAAATGTACGCTCATATTATAAAGTTGAAACAAAAACTACATTAAGCACAAATACGATTGTTGTTAATAAATTTGAAGTTGATTCAAACACATATTCAACAATTACAACAACAAGTAATGATGTGTTATTGGCAAGTAACAACACAATTAGAATTCAAATTTCAAAACAAACACAATCACATTATGATTATGAATTGGAATTAAATGAATCAAAAAGAAGAATAAAATTGTTAAAACCAGAGTTTGTTAATTCTGTTGAAGAAGAATTTAGAAGAGTAATTAGATAATGAATATTGACATTAAACAGTCAACGCAATTTAGAATAAAAAAATTAGCTCTAAATTCAAAAGTTGGTCCTTTTGACATTTCTACTATTTTTGAAGAATTAAATATATTTGATAGTATTCTAACACCTTGCATGTCTGGTACTATTGTTATATTAGATTCAATTGGTTTATCAAGAAAACTTGTATTGGATGGTAGTGAATATTTAGATGTTAGTATTTCCAAAGATAAAGAACCTTCAGATAACAGTCAAACAAATATAACAAGAACTTTTAGAATTTTTAAACAAACAAATAGAATAAGTGTAAATCAAACAACTGAAAAATATGTTTTGCATTTTGTTTCTGAGGAAATGATTTATTCCGAACAACAAAAAATTGCTCAAGCTTATACTGGAAACTACTCTGATATTGCATCTTCGGTAATCAATAATTACTTAAAAATTCCAAAAAAGAAAATAGCAATTGTTGAA